GCCATTTTAATTTGCAAAAACTTCTTGACATTTTATCGTGTATGGATTACGTTGTATCCATCACGATAAAGGAGGTAGCAAATGATTAAGTATTTTTGCGATCTGTGTGGGAGTGAAATCAAGGCCAAACACGGTGATGATGCCGAGCGCATTAAGTATCAGGCAAGCGTTTCGTCAATGTCAGTCGGCGCTCCTTACGAGTCGGTTTATTGCGTTTGCCCCGGTTGCGCTTCTGTCATCATGGACACCATAAGCAAGCTCCGCGTAGATGAGCCATGACATCGCTCATCATATCCGGCCTAGTAGTAATAACTCTTCTCTGCAAAGGAGGCGTGACATGTGTGAATTTGTAAGTTGGGTTGAACACGAAGACAAGCTGTATTACTTAACAGCTAACCTGTTGAATACGAAGGAGGGCCGCGCTCTAAAGAAGTTCCTCGCTGCCCTCCCATGTGTCCACGGTACTCAGTATTACGAAGATATCAAGGGACACGGCGCGATTGAGCGCTACTTCGGAATCAGTGGCAAACATTATGAGTGCACCGATTTTTCGTCCCCGAAGAACTTCCCAGCCGAGATAGTTAAGGCCCTGAAGGCCGGTGCATTCCGAGGCATTGGAATACCGTCAGCATCACAAGTGCTGACGAAGAAAGCGTGCGCCGACTACGAGTCCAAGCGCGATGCGCTCGACGCCGACTACAGGTTCAAGCGCGATGCGCTCTACGCCGACTACGAGTCCAAGCGCGATGCGCTCTACGCCGACTACAGGTCCAAGCGCGCTCCGCTCGACGCCGACTACAGGTCCAAGCGCGATGCGCTCTACGCCGACTACGAGTCCAAGCGCGATGCGCTCGACGCCGACTACGAGTCCAAGCGCGATGCGCTCTACGCCGACTACAGGTTCAAGCGCGATGCGCTCTACGCCGACTACGAGTCCAAGCGCGATGCGCTCTACGCCGACTACAGGTCCAAGCGCGATGCGCTCGACGCCGACTACAGGTTCAAGCGCGATGCGCTCTACGCCGACTACAGGTCCAAGCGCGCTCCGCTCGACGCCGACTACAGGTCCAAGCGCGATGATTTATTTTGGGATATATTCATGGACAAGAAAAACCGCGTGAAGGCGTGGAAATGAAGTCTCGCCGCGAAAAAGTAATTGCCATTCTCGCGCAAGAGTTCGGCGCGGTTGGAGACAAAGCCGAGCGCGTGGCCGCGATGATTGTGAACGTGCTTGAATACAAGAAGCGGTCCCGCGCGGAGAATGACTACTACTGGTCCGTGATCATCGCTCTGACATCGGAATACTTTGGCGACGATCCTCAGTCCATGCATGACACATGGCGATCAATGTTTCTCACCGTGAAGCGTCCGGGTATGCCCGACAAGATCAGGCGCACCAGCGCGGAGGACTTCACCACGCGCGACGCCGAGCGGTACTACGAGCAAATACGGGTGTACATGGCGCGAGAATACGGCTTTGTAATTCCACTACCAAATGAGGACACCAATGCTTGAAGGCACAATCATAGACCCAGCGATCCGCAAGCAGCTCACCCGCCAGTACCGCGAGTGGAACAACGCGAGATCAAAGCAGAAGGGAGAATTGAAGTGCAACCGGTGCAAGAACTACTTTCCGCGCGCTCTGATAACAAAGGTTTACACTGGGAATGGTAGATGGTGGAACGCCTATTGCGATGAGTGCTTGGCTAAGCGCAACCCGAGAATGGCAAGGAGAAGATATGAAAGAACGACCGATATTATTTAGCGGCGAGATGGTGCGCGCCATACTCGAAGGGCGCAAGACTAAGACGCGGAGGGTTGTGAAGTTCGATGAATCAGGCCGTGTCAGACTTGGTAAACGATGCTGGCACATCGAAGACCCTAATGTCATCTTGGGTTGCCCCTACGGCCAACCCGGCGACCGGCTGTGGGTGAGGGAGGCATGGAGCCAGTTCGCTCCGAGGCCAAAGCCGGGAGCTGGTGTACCGGAAAATGCGTGCATAGATTATCGCGCAGATTACAGCGCAAGCGCCCTTCGCCGAGGGCTAGACTCCGACGGAGACCCATACAAACCTCCGTCATGGTGTCCCTCTATACACATGCCTCGATGGGCGTCCAGAATCAATCTGGAAATAACCGATGTCCGCGTCGAGCGGTTGCAGGATATAAGCGAAGATGACGCCAGAGCAGAGGGTATAAATAACCCTCTCGGGTCATTGGCGCTTAACATTTTCCCTTCGCTGTGGGACTCCATCAACTTAAAGAGAGGCTATGGATGGGACTCCAACCCGTGGGTATGGGTAGTTGAATTTAAGAGGCTACCATGAAGAAGCCACTTAAACCCATTGGCATGTGCGAGATATGCGGCCGCGAGAAGGCGACGCAATGCCACGAGCGGTTCCCGGACACGAAGACGAACTTCCGGCTGTACGGCGATCTGCTTTATACGCGCGAGAACACGATGTTTGCCTGCGCCCACTGCCACGCCTCCCACGCGAAGCACGGTCAGGGGCTTGTGGTGTGGGACGAGATGGAGTTCTGCGCGGCGTTGGGGATCGAGCCGAGAAGCAAGACCGCAAGGGCAAAGGCCATGTTCCGATGAACCTTATCGACACCTACATCCGCCATGAGATAGCCTCTCTCGGGTTGGAGTTTGTACCAGAGTTCCGCTTTCATCCCGACCGCATGTGGCGACTAGACTACGCGATACCATCACAGCGCATCGGAATTGAAATCCAGGGTGCGACCTACGCCGCCGGTCGTCACACGCGCGGGGCAGGTTACGCGAACGACTGCGAAAAGCTGAACGCGGCTCAGTGTCTTGGGTGGCGGGTGCTGTGGTACACGACGCAGCAGTTGAAGGCCGACCCTTCGGTGGTCGCGCGAGACATTAAATTATTGCTTGACAAATAAGATATTGCAAGTATAGTGACAACATGGATAAGAAGTTCAAGCCTATCGGAGATTGGGATGATTCGATGTCATTGTGCCCATCGCAATGCTATCTGCATTTTAGGTATGCTCGACGATCTTATCAACTGTACTTGCGTTGGAGGTGGGACGACCCGTGGGAGGCGTATCTAGAGGGGAGATGTTTTCCACTCGTAAGACTTAACATGCCGTTTTTTGCGCACGACGAAGTAGCGCTTGCAAAGCCAGCCGCGATAAACAGTGCTATTGATGTCATAAAAACAAGGAGGACTACATGGGATTTGAATATGTATTAGCCGCGATCAATAGAGACATAGCTTACAGAGAGATGATAATAAAAACAGCCGTTAAAAACGGATGTGATGGTTTACTGTCAATCTCGTGTCACCGTTCTGAGATCGCGGAGCTTGAACAAATCCGCGCAAATCTTGAAGCGATACAGGGGGGGGTGAAATGACAAGATTTTTGAAGCGGAGCATGTCTGTGACGCACACCGGCACTCGGTGTATCGAGTGTGCTATGTATTCGCGGCGGACCTTGGGTTATAGTGGTACGTGCTTGAAGCACGCAATCTTCAGAGGCACGCCAATGCCCGAGGAGTGGTACTGCGTAGACGATCAGTCTCACTTAATCAACAAATCATTCACTCTCGTCCCCCGTCCTCCCGACGGTACCCGCTGCCGGGATTTGGATGGGAATATCAAGGTAGTGGGGAGGGACGTATGACCATTGACCCTCGCGCATACCCATTCATCGCCATAATCGTGATCCTCGTCGTCATCGCGTGTGCGATCATGATACGCGATATTGTCCGCGACATAAGGGCAGATAAAAAGAGAGGGCTGAGATGAAAACCAAAATCGAATGGGCCACGCATACGTGGAATCCGGTAACCGGCTGTACTCCGATCTCCGAGGGGTGCGAACACTGCTACGCCGCGCGCATGGCGAAGCGTCTGGCGGGTCGCTGCGGATACCCACAGGACGATCCGTTCCGGCCGGGGACGTTCCACGCGAACAGGTTGAATGATCCGCTGAAAATCAAAAAGTCGTCGATGATCTTTGTGTGCTCGATGGGTGACCTGTTTCATGAGGATGTTTCTGAGTTAATCATAGATGAAATCCTAGATGTTATCGCTGCGTGCCCACAGCATGTTTTTATAATGCTCACAAAGCGCCCGCAGAACATCGAACAAAAGCTGTATGCATCGACGCCGAAATGTGGGTGTCGCCATCTTGGTGGTGGTGATTATATGCCGAACGTATGGCTGGGCGTCACCGCCGAGAACCAGGCGCGGGCCAATGAGCGCATACCGATTCTCCTCTCCATCCCGGCGGCGGTTCGTTTCGTGAGTGTCGAGCCGATACTGGGGCCGGTGGATTTGACCACGGTAATCGATAGGCACACCGATCATTTTACATTCGGAGTAAGCCGCGAGTCGTATCTCTATACCAACGTCTTAACCGGGCGTCAATATTTCAAGGGCGGATATCTTCCACATGAAAAGCTCGACTGGGTAATCTGCGGCGGTGAGACCGGACCCGGTGCGCGACCGATGCATCCAGATTGGGCGAGGAGCCTACGCGACCAGTGCAAAGCCGCTAGCGTCCCGTTTTTCTTCAAGAGCATGGGTGATTGGTGGCGAAACACGCATGGTTATGCTCGTTGCGATAAAATACAATCTCGCTACCTTGATGGCGTGGAATACGGCGAATATCCAGAGGGCGTTGAATGAAACCCGTCCTTGCCATACTCGCGCTGTGCCTGTGCTCATGCGCGTCAATCCACGGCCCTCAGCGCTACACGTACTCGCTGAAATACCCGTGGCTGACGGATGAGATATACCAGATATGCGCTACCGAGTCCGCGCGCAACGAGTTGCCGCTTCAGCTGGTTCTGGCGGTTATCGATGCCGAGAGCAGTGGACGCACGAACGCGGTGTCGAAAGCGGGGGCGCTCGGCTTGATGCAGGTCATGCCGAAGTACTGGTACAAACACGGCCCGGCGAGCGATCTTCACCGGCCCGATGTCGGTATCAGGGTCGGATGCTCTGTTCTGGCGTGGGCGCGTAAATTGGCACACGGCGACGTGGTGTTGACGCTCAGGAATTACGAGCGCGGACCGCGAGGTCGCGGGATAAACTGGACGTATACGAATAAAATATTACGCAACATGGCTAAGACACAATAGGGAGAATAGAAATGATTCAACGGAAGAACGTATTCGATCATTATGAAGTTACCGAGAATGGCGACGTGTACTCTATGAAGATGTGGAGGGGGAGAGGTAGGATAAAACTCAAGCCGCATCCAAATAGTCGTGGTTATATGCGCGTAAGAATTTATAGCCATGGTAAGCCTAAAAATATTTCGATTCACCACATGGTTGCCGAACAGTTCTTGCCGCCACGTCCTTCAATTCAACACGAGATTCGCCATCTGGACGGGAATAAGCTTAACAACCACTATACTAATTTAAAATGGGGGACTAGCAAGGAGAATAAGATAGACCGCGAACTTCATGGAACGACATCGCGAGGAGTTCGGCATAGTCTGGCTTGTAAGCGGGGATGTCCGAAAGGCGAAAATCTCTGGAACTCAAAGCTCACAATCGATCAAGTTCGAAGGATAAGATTTCTCAAGGGTAGGGTTGGACGCGGGTACTGGGCCAGTCTTGCAACTGCGCTTGGTGTTTCTAGGTCGGCTTTGTCCAGTGCATTAAACAAAAGGTCTTGGCGAACCATGGAGGAAATATGAGCGACCAGATCAGCGAGAAGATGGCGAGGAAATTGGCACGTCAAGTTGCGAATTATACGTGTTATGAACAAGCCGACCAGCTTGAATCAGAGTCACGGTGCATGAGAGCTTGGCGAGCTGCCGGCCTCATTAAGCCCTCAAAGCTCGACGAAGCGCGCGCCTGGTGCGTTGACACGCAAAACAGGGCCACGGCCTATCATGTAGGTGTTATCGATGCCCTACAAAAACTACGCGAAAAATATGAGGCCGCAATAACCGAAATCTTGGAGGAACGCGAATGAAAAGACTGATATTGCGCTTTGTTTCTCTATACAGGGTGCGGCGTCAGGCCTATATAATATGGGTTTTGATGTACTATGGATTGCGCGTCATACGATTCGAGAACAAAGAAAACTACCGCTACTTGCGGTATAAAAACGGGTGGGGAATATGACGATCACAATGTTTATCCTCGCCGTGGCGTGTCAGTCCGGCGCGTACCTGTGCCTGCGTTTGGGCTGGCCCGTACTCGCGGAGTCGATGCGGTTCTGCGCGATTGCCGCACTTGTCGCGTGGGGGGCGACGATATGACCGACCGCGAGATAATGCTCGAAAGCGAGATCGCCGAACTGCGCTCACGCCTTGCCCGTGCCGAGCGCTTGGAGCGGTACATCCCCGCCGCCGTGATTGAAGAGTGTGTGGCCGTGCTCGACCACGGCGAGATCAAGCACCCCGGCGAGGAGTGGAAAAAAGCGCTTCCACATGTGCATATGTTTGCGGCTACGGCGCACATTAAAAATTTAATGGCGGGTGGCCGTGAACGCGAGGAAGAAAGCGGCCGCTACCACTTGGCCCACGCGATAGTCAGGTACATGATGGCTCTTGCTCAGATCATGGGGGCTGTGCAGATTCACGAGGATGAAGTATGATTTGCTATGCCGACATGACATTTTGCCGCTGGTATCATAGTTGTGTACGACATTCTTTAGACATACCGTGCCCGCGAGCGCTTACGGAAACCGTGAAAATCACAGCCGACCGTGTTGGATTGCCGATATGCCAGTTTATTGACAAGCCTGAATGTTTTTCACCAAACGGTGAAAGCGCCGAAAACAGTGAATAATACTGCTATACCGGTAATCGCGATAGTATTTTGATATATTTTTGACATTATGTACATGATATATTACGATGTTACTGGTATAGTGGTAAAAACGGAGGAGATATGAACCTAAAAGAATTCGAAATAGTTATTGTGCCCCCACCGCACGACGACTGTATATGGGTTAAAATTGTCGCACTTATACGAGACAATGAAACGTATGAAGTGAAAGAATATCCCACCGGGGCCATATGGGATGAGGCCACGGGTAACATCAGCGACTATATCTGGCGTGAAGGTAACTTTTCGTGTGACTGTAATCGAGGCTTGTTTTTTGGCAAAGAAGAAGTATCTTGTGGCGAGGGCAGATACGCTGTCAATATTGTTAATCCCAAAAACAATCAAATAATCTATTCGGAGTATTGAGCGATGAACGCTAAAGTAACCGAACTCATGGAGACGATAAGGGGGCGCACGATCAAAATGAAGGTCGAGCCGAGTGTATGGTAAATAATACTGCCATACCGGTAAACACGTTAATATTTTGCGATAATCTTGACATTATGTCCATGATATGTTAACATGTTACTGGTTTATACCGCTGAAAGCGTATACATGTTATACTTAGCATGATGAACTATGGCGAATACGCCGCAATAAGGAGGAGAGATGAAGCTTGAACGTCTTGCGGTTAAACTCTATAAACTTTTTGGTGCCTATGTTAAGGCGTTTGAAAAAGAGAGTGGTCCGTCTAGTGGTAAGATATGGGTGCGATATAATAATGGCGAAATTGTGGTATTTGCCAATTCACCCGAAAAAGTTGCAGAAGCCGCTATTGAAATAGCAAGGAGGATCAATGAACGCTAAAGTCACCGAACTCATGGATAAAATCGGAATCTCCCGTCAGTCCGCGATTGAGATTGTGGCGCTGTCCGTGAACGAGGCGCGTGAGGAGAAGCGGCGCATTCCCACTGAGCAGTATTCCAGGGTTGTTGGGTATTTGCGGCCGGTGAGCCAGTGGAACATAGGCAAGCAAGAGGAGTTCCGCGAGCGCAAAACATACAAGATCAAGGAGGCGTGATTGAGGAACTTTAAGCGCGTGATGGTATGCTCAGACACGCACAGCGGCCACCACTACGGACTTACTCCTCCAGAATGGTGGTTTGGTAGGGACTCTGGCGACCGCCTTCAGCGAGACATAGGCGAGTACCAGCGGGATTTGTGGGGCTTCGCCGCTGACACCATCGAAAGACTCAAGCCTATTGACATCTTGCTGATGACCGGTGATGCCATAGACGGTAAGGGCGAGAAGTCCGGCGGCGTGGAACAGTTGACGACCGACCGAGTTGAGCAATGCCGGATGCTTGCGCGTTTCATAGATGAGACAGAGGCCGCGAAGGTGAGAATGGTCTATGGAACCCGCTATCACGTCGGAAAGGAAGATGACTTTGAATCGATCATACCCGACTTTTCGCGCTGCAAGGACATCAAAATCGAGGGGCATGGATTCTACAACGTCAACGGATGCGTGATCGACGCGAAGCACAAAATAGGGGCTTCGCAGATACCGCACGGACGGCACACCGCAATATCAAGGGCCAGGATGTGGAACGTGATGTGGCACACCGAGAAGGCCAAACACCCGCTTTCAAACATCATTTTGCGCGGTCACGTCCACTACTTCAATTACGCCGGTGGTCCGTCGTGGGTTGGGGTTACACTCCCGGCCCTGTGCTATCACACTATTTTCGGGGTGCGCGAGTGCGAAGGGCTGGTCGATCTTGGTATAGTCTGGTTTGACATTTACGACAGCGGGAGGTTTTCGTGGGATTGGAGAATGGCAGAGTTTCCGGGGTCGGATGTGGAGGCTACTATCCTATGACGGTTCACATACCCGACGAGTGGAAGACCGCAATCGAGGGCAAGCGCCGCCGCGCGAGAGTGATGGACGACAAGACGAAGGCCGCGATTGACGCAATGATAATCCAGTACTACCCGACGAACACACAAAGGCAGATAGCCGTGGCCTGCGGGTGCTCTTCGGGGTACGTTGCGACGCGAGTGCTTTTTTTGCGCGATGAAGGTAAAATTTAATGAAGGAGGTTGTAATGGATTTTAACCAATTTCCAAAGATTGCCCGCCTTTCACGTGAGTGTATCATAACCGAGAAGATAGACGGAACCAATGGTCAGATATACATCGGTGAAGACGGAGAGTTTCTTGTCGGTAGCAGGACGCGCTGGATCACACCTGAAATAGATAACTTTGGGTTTGCGGCGTGGGCTTATGAGCACATGGATGAATTAAGGACGCTTGGCCCGGGGCGACACTTCGGGGAGTGGTGGGGGCAGGGCATACAGCGCGGTTATGGACTGAAAGAAAAACGGTTTTCGCTGTTCAATGTAACTCGGTGGTCCGAAGCGCATCCGCCATGCTGCGATGTGGTGCCGGTTCTATGGCGCGGGATTTTTGAAACTGATGCAGTCTTAATGTGTTTGCGCGATCTTATGGAAACTGGCAGCGTAGCGTCGCCGGGATTCATGCGGCCCGAGGGTGTTGTTGTCTATCACGTCGCCGCTAACATGTGCTTCAAGAAGACCATAGAAAAAGATGAAGAACCTAAGTCAAAACGCTGATTTTTTGCTTGACATTTCCGTGGTTTAATAGTACTGGTTAACTTTAGCGCGTGATGCGCACAGATGTTAATGTTAAACTGGACGACGAACACCAGTATAAAAACGGCTATCAAGGCCCACACTGCCCGCGTAGCGAAAGTGTGACCCTGCGCGCCTCTTGACAATGCGAAATTCGCAGGGTTTTGTGGGCGGTCACACAAATGGCGTTTAGGGTGTGAACCAGACATCGGTGGGGTGGGCATCGGTGGCGGCGGGTGGAAGCCCCGTTAATAAAACTAAAGGGGTGTATAGTGATAAAGTTTTTGCGGGACTATAAAAAAAGCGGGTTCAGCCTGCATCGCCTAAGAAGAATGAATAGGCCACTCAATAGGTCGCCCGAGGGCTTTCTTGAATGTACCGAATGTGGTACCATATATAATTATCCTAGAGTAGAGATGGGTATTGGGCTTGTTGGACCGATACCACCGTTGAGTTTTTGCAGTCGTAGGTGTTTCGATAAGTTTTTGAATCGTGTACGCGGACCCCGGATCGATACCGGGCGCGTCCAAGGGAGAGGTGGCGGAATTGGCAGACGCTAATCAGGTGAACGAGAACTTGTCCGGTGTAGCGATACGATGCGGGCAAGACCGTCCAGATGAGTATGGTAAGACGGGCGGACAAGACGTAAAACGAGGCGTCATCACAACACGCCTATCGTCACCATGCAGGTTCGAGTCCTGCCCTCTCCAAATCGCGTCGTGGTGAAATGGAGCACACCATAGCCCTTGAAGGCGTGGGAATGTCGGTTCGACTCCGGCCGGCGCGAATCGCGGAAGATCGGACGACTCGCCGCGTGACTCAGAATTTCGATTTACGTTCATGTAAGTGTTATAAACAGCCCGGCGAGGTACCTCCCGCCGGGAACTCTTTTCCCTAGGAGATTGCTTGAAATATCGCGGTAAGGGCACATTCTCTTTCACCGTTCCGCCCTACGGTCATAAGATTCACTTCTGCTATCTTCTTGACGAGAAGGAGATTGACCTATATTCTCGGAAGAATATGAATATATCCTGGGGCGAGACTGGAGAATCTCTATTCTGCACTCGACACTGTTCTTATGGTGGCTACATCGGCTCTTCCGTGGTGTGGATACGCCAAAAGTTGATCTTCGGAGAGCCTTCCGATCACTCAACCATAGCACACGAGATACAGCACATAGTTTCAAACATTTGCCGCGACTGTGATATGGAACGCTCCATTGAAAACGATGAGCCATTCGCTTATTTAACCGGCTGGATAACTGAGCAAATTTATTTCTGGTTACTCACAAAAAATGCTTGACAACTAAACAAGCGTATAGTATATTTGCCTTGCCTTTCTCTTTGAAAACTGGCGTATAGTTTGGACAAGAAAAAACCCGGCTTATTCGGCCGGGTTCGTGGCTATCGATTCAACGTATAGTTTCACGGCGTCTTCCACGACCTCCGTCATGGTCTTCCCTGTTTCCGTGGCTATCTGTTCGACACTCTCTTTGATATCGGGGCGCAATCGATAGTTGACTCTTACTCTCTTTGGCTTGTGCATAGTTCCTCCATATAGTTTTTGTTGCTTTGCCCGCTTGCCATTGAAGGCCACGGCTATACCGGCGGGCGGGATGCTACTCTTCTTCCTCGTCAACCATCGCGCGGATCGATTCCAGTACCGAGAAGTAGACTTCCTCGCGCTCTATGGTCTGGGCGATGGCAAGCGCGTTGAATCCGTCTTTCGCGCCGTATTCTTCCAGCGCCTGAGTCAGATAGTCGACGCGCGAATTGCTTGACGCTAGCCACGCGGTAAGCTCCGACGTGTAAATGTCCGCCTCGATCGTGGGGCAGTCTGGATCATCGGCATCGGCCATTGTGGCGAGCGCGTCGACGATAAACCGGTATTTCTGGTCGTCCGGCATCATGTCGCCGTGTGCCTTGTGGCACATTTCACGCAAGCTTTCGTCATCCGTAACCCATATTTCAGCTTCGCCGCGAGTTTTGGTGTGAAACTTTTCCAGCACTTCCGCTGCTTTTTCCTGGATATTCATTTACGACCTCCGTTGTTTTTAGCCGGGGTTGCGACCGGCTCCCAGCATTACCGGCCCCGGAGGGCCGTCGCTCTGCTAGCATAACTCAATCAATAACGCGGCGCCGGCCGCCACGCTCTAAGTCTTTTGCGTATGCCGCCGCTGCTTTTTTGGTTCGACGCCATCCCATAAAGTGCGGCGACATTATTGCCCGGATGATTTGACCTTCGGCATACGTATCAAGCACTTGATAGCCTTGATATCCTCCCAAGACATTTGGTTCTATGCGGTAGCGTTTTATTTTCATTTTAACCCCGCCGCGTATACGATCTTTCCGCCCGCCACGAATACGACGCGATTCCAACACACCTTGACATTGTCGATCTTGTGCCCCTGTTTGGTAAGCTGCTGCTCAATGTACTTGCAATACTCGCGCAATTTTACCTCGTTTGTGCTCATGTTCCGACCTCCGAATATCTATTTAACGGCTTGTGTCCGGCCACCGTAATGACCGGCCATAAGGCGTTAATACGTGATCGAGAGCTTTTGGACGGTGCGCTCTAATACTTCGGCGTTTCGGCGCCATGCCCGTACAATGCCCGGAGCGTCGCTCCAATTTAAGGCGACGTGTTCGGCCTTTTCCTCGCAGATCTCGGCAAGCGCGAGGATCAGCGGTCTTATGTCGTTGCGGTCCAGTATGCGCTCCAATAAGTCTTTGTCTTTGCTATCCATTTTCACACTCCACTATTTATATTTTGCCCTCTCTCGTGGAGGGCAAGAAGAAAGAGTGGAGATTTTAAGGGGCGGTTATTAGCTTTCAGCGTGGTACCGGTTTCCGGCCGGTCGGCCTACTTGCCGCCATGATGCAAGCACCATGTTCGCGCCCCGTCGGTTTTCAAAGATCATTGCTGCTGATAATAGTAGCGTACTTACACTATCGGGATTTGTCAATCTATTTTTTGCAATTATTTCCGAGCGCGCGAAAAAAAGTGCAAAAACGCGGAAAAAAATTCTTGACAGATACACGTATGTTTAGTATCTTGCATTATGCCTACTATATATGATGGCAAGCTCGACCGGGCCGCGCGGAAGTGCTCCGAAATAATGGACATACTCGTTGACACACTGGAGCGCGCGCCGGAGATACACCAGGGCCGCGTAATAGATGTCGCCGCTAATACCGAGCAATTACGGCAATCAATCATATCACTGCGCGAGAGGCTGGCCGGATGAATGTATGGTTAATAGATTGACTCCCTATAATACCGACATCCGATGGACCGATAATCATGCCATATACTACCAATACACTAGACATTCCGCGCGTCCAGAGGCCATAATTGCCCCGTAATAGACCAGACGCCGACATAATCATTACCCGCATAATAGATATGATAGTAGCCGGGCATAGCACTTCCGCGATCCAATCCACACTTTCGCCCGTATTTGGGGTGCAGCCCAGGCAAATACGGCGCTATATGGTGACGGCCAAGCAGCGTCTCAAGCTCGCAACCGCCGAAATCGACCAATATCGACCGCTGATCCTGGCGAGATACGAGCAGCAATACCGGGACTGCGAGCGCATAGACAAGACGGAGACCAGGGTGCGCCTCCAACGCGACATCAACGACAGCATATCCCGGCTGACTGGCGCAGACCAACCGCAACCCAAATCGGTTAATATCTTCCAATTCTTCCCTGTCAAGGATAGCGCCGGCCGGGTACAGGTGGACATACCAGCAGAGTACAGCGTAGATGCCTCTGAGGCTGTCCAGGATGTCCCAGGAGACGACCTAGACGACGGGCCGATACGGCGGATGGCTCCAGGTGGTGCGCGGTGAGCGAGGGACGGGAGGCGCCCCAAACCCTAGCCGCGATTATGAGGCCTGATAACTCATGACCTTTATACTATACGCATGTTTAGTGCTGTTCGCACTGATACTCTGTGCGGTGCTACTCGACGGTAGGCGTGCGGGGTAGCGCGGGCCGGCGTGTGGCTGGGATTCGGATAGACGCCCCCCCTGTTCATGGGGCCGGGTGGTTTGGGCTTGACATCCCCCACTAAGCCAGCAGAAATTTTTGGAGGTTTTCCCCGTGGTGGTGTTTATCCCCCTTGAGGCTATTGGCCCGGTGGAGGACGTGAAGCTGATAATGGGCTTGATGTCGGATCGGGTGGGCAAGCGCGGGATTGAGGCGGTGTGTGTGTATTACGAGGACGCGGGGAGGGTATTTATTCGCGTGGAGTCTGACGGGGAGTTGGACGCTGGTGATCTGGTGCGTCGGCTCCGTGGTGCGTGCGGCGGCGAGGGTGGTGGTAGCAAGAAAAGTGCTGTATGGACGGTGAAGCGTGAAGAACTGGTATGAGATACCTGGCTGGTTTGATTTTCAGGATATATACTCGCGTGTTGTAAACGAGTCTTTTGGCGGGGTGTTTGTTGAGGTTGGGAGTTGGCTTGGCCGGAGCGCTGCGTATTTTGCGGAGCAGGTTGTTGCGAAGAGCCAGGAGCGTGTTTGTTGGCGTACCGACGAGGAGACGCAGTTGCATTGCGTTGACACATGGGAGGGCAGCGAGGAGCACAAGTTGTACGTGGCGCAGCACGACGTGTACGCCGAGTTTTGCGAGAACGTGGATGGCTGGATTCGCGGGGGATATATCGTTCCCGTAAGGAAGCCGAGCGTCGAGGCCGCGAAGGACTACTTAGATGAAAGCCTTGTTGGTGTGTTTATCGACGCGAGTCACGAGTACGAGGACGTGCTTGCTGACATCCGGGCGTGGTGGCCGAAGGTGAAGCAGGGCGGGTATTTCGGCGGTCATGATATAAACTGGCCCGGTGTTGCGAGGGCAGTGCAGGAGTCGTTCCCAGGGGTGCAGCCTTTGGGTAGTTCATGGTTGGTGAGGAAGAGTGAGTAAAGACAAGAAGCGCGAAAAAAGATCACAGGGGATGCCGCTTCCGCCGTCCGAGATGGCGAAGCTCCGGGGTATGAAGCTCTGGCTTGCAACCCCTTGCTACGGCGGGATGCTGACCGACGTTTACACCGCGAGCCTTCTGAAGATGCAGAATCTGTTCTGGCGCCTAGGGGTGGAGTTTTACACGTATTTTGTTAGGAACGAGTCGAACGTCTGCCGCGCGCGAAACGAGTGCGTCGCCGCTTTCCTCGGAAGGGGGACAGACTACACGCACTTCATGTTCCTTGACGCTGACATAGGTTTTCAGGCCGAGTCTGTGATACGACTGATGCTCTCGGAAAAGGAAGTCATAGCCGGTGGGTATCGGAAGAAGTGCATGAAAGAGGACTATACCGTGACGTTTCCCGAGGGCCGGTTCGACATCATAAATGGGATTTGCGAGGTCGAAAGGGTTGGTGCCGGGTTCTTGATGATCCAGCGCGGCGTGTTCGAGAAGATGATGCAGCACTACCCGGAGATGAAGTACAAGACCTATTCTCACTTGCTTTCGGAGAAGGAGCGCGAGTTTACCTACACGTTTTTCGAGAACCTTTATGATGAGAACGGTGTTGGCTGGTCTGAGGATTACGGGTTCTGCAACCGCTGGAAGAAGATGGGCGGTAAGATTTATCTTGATGTGACGGCAAGGCTTGACCACCTCGGGAGTTTCGTTTTCGAGGGAGACATTTCGAGAATACTTTTGGACAACAAGGCATGAACATACTGGAACGAGTAGAATTTAAAGCGTCCCCGCCAGTGGAGCAAGTCGGTGATTTCGCGGTTTCGACTGATATTCTGACTCCAGAGTGCATCAAGGAAATAGAAAGCCTATTGCGCGATAAAATTTTGTATGATGAGTCCTACAAAAATCATCGCGGTTGGGAGGTTGTGGTTCATGAGAATGGAACATCACCACTTGACCAAAAGGCTTCTGTCGGATTAAAGTGTTTAGCGGACTACACTAGCTATTTGCATTACTTGGTGGTACATAAGCGCATTTGTGAAAGCAAAATAAACGCCGCCTTGTCCGAGGCCACGCGCCTAGATTCTGCTATTAGGCATCGCCATGCCTATTATGACGAATGGGGTGATGAGATTGATCGATCACTTCTACCGGGTATGCTGGCAGAGCAAAGCAAAATCATAGATGAATCGAAGCGCGATCTTGACAAGATCATACGTTTAATCGAGGTCGAGTGTCGGTGAACGGTTTCATCTTCCATCCGGTCGAAGGCGCGAAGTACCGTAGAAATTACGAGAAAATCGCCCGCGACCTGAACGTCTTTCGTGACAAGAACGACTGGAAGAAAGCCATTGAGTTGATTCGCAAGCTGTGTTGGGATGACCTGTTTTTTTTGATGTACTTCGTTCTGGGATGGGGTGATATGAACCACCCGTGGCTGGTTGACAGGGCTAACGAAGTCAACGACAACCGCCACAAGACTCTGGACGTATGGAGTCGCTATCATTATAAAAGTTCGATAATAACCGTAGCTGGTACGATTCAGGACGCCTTGCGTGACCCCATGATACGCGGGTGTATTTTTTCTCACACGAAGTCGATAGCGAAGGATTTTTTACGTCGGATCAAGACAATTCTTGAAACCAACGGTTTACTTGCGGCCGCGTTTGAAGATGTAATCCCGGCTAACCCGATGAACACAAAGGGATGGCTGTGGTCCCTTGACGATGGATTACAGCTTAAATGCGGTAACGAGATCGGCGGTACCTTGCAGGCTTCGGGACTCATCGATTCCATGCCCACGGGCAAGCACTTTACGCGCCGTATTTACGACGACGTGGTGACAAGGGAGGCTGTGTCAACCAGTGAACAGCGAAACAAGGTGTCGGAATGTGTTAGGCTCTCACATGCTCTCGGCGACCC